GATGTTAACCTATTGCAAGCAAGATGTATCTGTAACTGTCAGACTATACAATCATCTAAGACATGAGCTTAAAGGTTTCTCCATGGAATGTATTACTCTGGAGCATGATGTTAAAAGAATAACATGTAAGCAAGAGAGAGATGGATTCTTTATTGACCAGAAGTATGCAATGGATTTGGTTGGTAAGTTAGAGAGAAGACTTAATGAGATACGTGAACAACTAAGGGTAGTGTTTCCACCTATACGCATTGAGACACAGCTTAAGACTAAGCTCAAGGTTACAATGCAAGACTTTAATGTTGGCTCACGTAAGCAGATAGCAGAAAGATTAATGGAACGAGGGTGGAAACCAAAGAAGAAGACAGATAAAGGTAGTGTGATAGTAGATGAGGCAGTACTCAATACTATCAACATGCCAGAGGCAAAGGTTATAGCTGAGTATCTTATGTTACAGAAAAGAATTGCTCAGGTTACATCATGGCTTGATGCTCTTGACTCTTCCTTTGACAACAGAGTACATGGTTCTGTATTAACATTGAGAACTATCACAGGTAGGATGGCACATGCCAAACCTAACATGGCTCAGGTACCTGCAGGGTATTCGCCATATGGTAAGGAATGTAGAACATGTTGGACTGTACCCAAAGGTAAGGTACTAGTAGGTATAGATGCAAGTGGAATTGAATTAAGAATGCTTGCTCATTACATGCGTGACCCAGACTATACACAAGAGATATTGAATGGTGACATACACACATTGAATCAAACTAATGCAGGACTAGAGACAAGAGACCAAGCAAAGACATTCATCTATGCCTTCCTCTATGGTGCTGGCTCCAAGAAGATAGGTTCCATTGTAGGTAGTGGTTCAAAGAAAGGTAAAGAATTAATAGATAACTTCCTTGAACAAACACCATCACTTGCACTACTAAGGAACAGAGTAACACAAGAGGCAGGACGCAGTTGGCTCAGAGGATTGGACAACAGAAAGATATGGGTAAGATCAGCACATTCAGCATTGAACACCAAGTTACAAGGTGCTGCTGCTGTGGTCATGAAGAAAGCTTTGGTACTATTTGCCAATGGTTTAGATAAGAATGTAAAGATTGTTGCCAACGTACATGATGAGTGGCAGGTAGAGTGTGATACTTCCCAAGGAAACTTAGTGGGTAAGTTAGGAGTTGATGCTATAATAGATGCAGGAAAATATTATAAATTAAACTGCCCACTTGATGGTGAATATAAATTGGGTAACAACTGGTCGGAGACACACTAATGGAATATGTATTACCTAAACATGTAGCAGAGTTCATGAAAGAAAAGAATGAGTTTAGAACAGAGATTAAAAAGCTTACAGCCGAGAATGAAATTCTTAGGCACAACGTAAGGGAATGCGAGAGACAACTAAGAGATGCTCGCATCCGAATAAAAGACTTGACATCTTAAACTCAATATGGTATAAGATGTTATTAACAATTAACAATAACCGAGAGGATTGAATATGCCAGTAGTAACAGGAAAAGCTTATTGGGCTAAGTTAGAAAAGCCAGCTCAGAAGTATAACACAACAGCACAAGAAGACACAGAGTATTGTATTGACTTAACTATTGATAAAGCTACACGTAAACTATTAGAAGGACTTAACCCTTCAGCTTCTATCAAGAATAAGAAAGATGATCGTGGAGATTTCTTCACGTTTAAAAAGAATGCATTCAACAGGAAAGGTGAAGCTCTCCCTAAGCCTAGGATTGTTGATGCTAAGACGAATGACATCTCAGGTACATTGATAGGTAATGGATCTGACGTTAGAGTTATGTTCCGATCTGTAGAGATTGAGAACGTACCTACTATGGAAGGTAAGAATAAGTTCTACCTTGATGCCGTTCAAGTTGTTGACCTTGTACCATATGCCAAGTCAGAAGACTTTGGTGAGGTTGATGGCTACGTTGCTGATGGTGCTGTAGCCAGTACCAGCTCAGAAGAATCTGCTCCATTCTAATGAGTAAACGTGAGATTAGTTCTCTCTTAGAGGACATTGATAAAGTATTTATTCAAGGTAAAGCTCCATCGGAGGCTAATCTCACACTACTAACTGAAGGGATTAGTGCTGAGTTAGTCAAGGCATTGTCCGAAGAGTATGTATCAGCAGGTAGAATGAGACTGTCAGCCATAGGTAAGAAAGATAGACAGCTATGGTATGACTACAATGGATACGATAAAGAACCATTGTCTACTGCTACCAGAATTAAATTTTTATTGGGTCATATAATAGAAGAGCTTACCTTATTCCTAGTGAGAGAAGCAGGACATGAGGTAACGATGTGTCAAGAAGAAGTAAAAGTTAATGGTGTCAAAGGACATATAGATGCCATGATAGATGGAGAGTTAGTGGATGTTAAGTCAGCATCCCCTTATGGATTTAGAAAGTTTCATAATGGTAGCTTGAAAGATGATGATCCCTTTGGATACATCTATCAGATATCTTCTTATGCCAAGGCCTTGAAGAAAGATGCAGGATATTTCTTGGCTGTTGATAAATCAAATGGGTTCATGACGTTGCTCAAGACAGACGTTACCGACATAAACCCTGAAGAAAGAATTGATCAGTTAAGAAAAACTTTAAGTGATAAGGAACCACCAGAGAAATGTTACAAACCTACAGAAGAAAACAATGGTAATAAGAAGTTAGCTATTGGTTGTAAGTTCTGTGATTTTAAAAAGATATGTTGGAAAGATTCTAATGACGGCTTCGGCTTACGTAAATTTAAATATGCTAGTGGTGATGAGTACTACGTACATGTAGAAAAAGAACCAAGAGTGCGAGAGGATTTCTAATGCATTGGACTGACCTAAGAACTAACAAACCTTTTGAACCTGACACCTTAGATAGATTTGGTTTTGTCTATATAATAACAAACACTAAGACCAAGAAAGAATACATAGGCTGTAAACAATTCTATATAGGTAAAGATCAAACACCATCAAGATGGCAATCATATACTGGATCATCCAAGTATCTTAATGCTGATATAAAAAAGATAGGTAAGAAACATTTTACCTTTGAAGTAATAGATGAGTTCAATAATAAAAGAAGTCTTGGCTACTATGAATTATATTATCAGATGAAACATAATGTATTAGATACTGTCATTGAAGGAACAGATGAACCTGCTTACTATAATAATTATGTAGGTGGTAAGTACTATAGACCAGTACAAGGAGGACGTAAGACTGAAGCTGCTGAAGTATATCAAGTAACTTTTACAGACAAAAGAAAATTAGTTATACCTAATCTTAAAATGTTTGCTGAGTTAAACAACTATGATAAGAGTCACCTATGTAAAGTGCAACAAGGGAAAAGAAAAAGACATAAAGATGTAACTCATGTAGAGACTGTTAGAAATGTCTAATGAAGAATCACTATCGAAGGTACTCAATGAAGGAGTACATGATCACCATAGTCCAGAACGTGTGTTGTGGTTGTGTGTTATACTACAACAACTTCTGGATGCTACCAAGCCTACGTATGACGGAGAAAGTTCTTATAATATTTTGATGAGAGATAGTGCAAGGTCATGGCTCACCTCTTCTTATGGTGTAACAGCTACAGATAGAGATGATGTGTGTGACATGGCAGGAATAAACCCTGAAGCTCTTACTACTTTCACCACTAAATTATTTAACAACGATGAGATAGAATTTGTAAGGAAAAGAATCAATGCAATACTACATGAGACTATAACATGATGTGGGAACATTACTGTTTAACAGAAGGAACAACTATGGAAGTTGGTAAAGGAGAAGATTGTAATTGGTGTGGTCAGGAAGAAGAGGAAGAGCTGATGAAAGCTGATGGCTTTGAAGAAGCTTTAATAGGTAGGGGTCAGCAATTTAATAGTGACTTTTATGTATACTCTTATACTAAGTGCATACAATTACTAATGGAAGAAGGTATGACAGATGAGGAAGCTGTTGAATACTTTGAGTATAATATACAAGGAGCATGGGTAGGTAAAGGAACTCCTATATTTTTGTATGATGAAAGATGGAGCGAGTGGAATGATTAGTAGTGCTAGTGCAACAGAAGGTTTAGAAAATAGAGAAGCAAAAAGAGAGTCACATGAACAACATATGATAAGACTTAAGAAGGAAGAGGACATGAAGAATAAACAGAAGATGTCAACACATGGAAGCAAGAGACAGGTGGGTGGTAATCATTATAAAGATT